GAAAGAAATTTGTACTTTATTTGCCATTACCCAACACCTTTTACAATTTGAATCTGTCCAGTTAACAACCTTGTAACTGTTCCAGATAAGTTTATGTCTAAATCGTAATCTGCTCTGTTAAACTTTAATAGCTTTGTTTGATTTGCTGTAAGATTAATAGTAAACTCTCCACCAGAAGGATTACTAAGAGTTATACCATTACCGTTAGACAAATTTAACACAAAATTCTGATCACTCCTATTATCTTTAGCTTTTAAAGTAATAGAAGCACCAGATAAGTTAATTGCAGTGCCAGAAGCATCTTCATATTTTATTGTATTTCCAAAAGTTGCTCCTTGTTCAATTTTAAAATTATGTGCTCCTGCTGCCATTATAAAGAATAGTCAAAAACGTTAGGTCTACCTTTACCATTGTTTTCTATTAAGGTATATCCAGCTGAACTAGTCCACCCGTTTGATTCGCTGTAGAAGTTGCCGGTAAACAATGGAGCAACATCTATAGCCCTATAATCTGCTTGATCTACATAGGTTTCATTTAGCGTATGATAAACTTTTCTAGTTTTTCTACTATGCCAATGCCCTCCTAGTAGTACATTATAAAGACCTTGTTTACCATACTCCCATATGATTTTACCAAAGTCTCTTTTAGATAAGCCGTGATGATTATGAGTCATAATATAATATATATTATCAATTTTAGATCCTATAACTAAAGGACTAAACTCAATTTTAACATCTGTAATTGCATTTCTTAACATGTAAGATAGCAATCCAGCTATATCTCCTTCGTTGTCATGTTTAGCATCTGAGGTAGATCTATCATGATTTCCTGAAACCATGTAAACCGATTGGAGATTATTTATATTTGATAAAAACTCCTTTACTATCTCAAATGCTAAAATCACAACGTGATGTCCGTACATTCCTTTACCCATAGACTTCCAAGAGTTTATGTGATTAAGTCCTGTAAATGATTCTATAAAATCACCTAGAAATATAACTTCTAGGGTTTCATAGTTTCTACTATTTACCTGATCTGCAATAGTTCGTAAATACTGAACTACTTTTTTATAATTAAAATCAGGCGTACGTTGTAAATTTCTAATATCAGCACCAATATGTAAATCTGCCAGACATAACACTCCCGTCTTTTTTCCAGGAGTCTTTTTTACATTAACAATAGATATCGCTTTATCAAGCTCCAACTTGATAGTTTGATAGTCTATTTCTTCTTCTCTCGGTTTTAATGAGAGCTTGACTTGATAATTAGTCTTTTTACCCGTCTTAGTTGAAACATCCCAAGCATTACATGAATAGCCTGTGACTTCATACTCATTGACATCAATATCAAAGAACGTTATCGCTTCTTCTAGCGATGTTATAGGTTTTTCACCTTTATAATTGTATACTGTGGGTACTCCGTATGAATCTTGTTTTATCTCTTTAGTTACTTGTGCTACTTTTCTTCTTAACGTTCGATGCGAAAATGCATCGCTCTTCTGTAATATTCTATCCGCTGTTTTACTATAAGATTCATTTGGGAACCTACTTAGGGTATCCCGTATTAAATCTTCTAATGTCATTTACTTTATTTTATGTTTATATAAATTTACTTTATTTTAATTTAATCAAAAAAAGGCGGTGACTAAGACCGCCTTCTTTCTCAACAAACTAAAACAAAATAAAATGTTTTTAAGCTTTTAGCTTATCTATTTCTGCTTTGATAGCGACAGGCGTAATCGTAGTGTTGCCATCTTTAACATAAATATAAAGACAGAAGTCTTCAAATGCTTTTGCATTACCAACTGCTTTAGAAGCATATTCTTTTGTTCCTTCAATGATTAATAAATCATAGTTACCAGAAACAACAGAAGCAGGCTTCTTAATTGTTGCAGCAGATCCTGCTAAACCATATACACCATCAGCGATGAATCCTTCTTCTTCTACAACTTTTACTTTAGCTTCAGTACCTTGTGAAGGAACTGCAGCTGTAGTATAAGAAACAGAACTTGCATCATTTGCTGCTAATCTAAAGTGAGAGTCAATTGGTGCAGTAATATTAATACTTGCATCTGATCCACTTAAAGCTACACTGAATCCAAAAAATGGAGAATCAGGTTTAGCAAATTCAACATCCATTAAAGCTTTAATAGCAGACGAAGATGCCTCAGCATTTGCTTGACCTACTACTTCAAAAGTTTTAACAGGAAGGTTCATTGTACCTTTTGTTGTATTGATAATTTTAACGTATGCAGAGTTATCAGACTCTAATACGAGTAGTGCGTTTGACACTTGTGCTGTACCGCTACTGTAGGCTAGTATAGCTGTGCTTTTAACGTCCCCTTCACTAATAGGACCTACGTTTGCTGACCCATAAAATAATGATACATCTTGTTCACCACCAGATAGTTCAATTGCTCCACTATTGTCTAAAGCAGAAAAATCTGACCCATTTTCTACAAAGCCGAATTTAGCAGCTTCAAATGCAGATGATGCAGCAGTATCGCTATTTACGATCAACACTTCTTTTTTAAGATTTGCCATAATAAAATTAAATTTAGAGATTATAAAATAAATTACTCAGTTTGTGAACTCTCGACTGTATTAGTCTGGTATCTCTGTGACTCTGTTGCTTCTAGTAAGTGTTTGACCGTAAGGTCTACTATTTCTTGATGTGTATGATCTGCTAATTCACAATCTATGTTCGAAGATAAAGAAATTTCTACTGGTGTCCTAATGTAATCTGCTCTCAAGCTTTTTAATAGATAACTTTTGTTGTTTTTTGTGTTCCTAAATACCTTAATATTAGTACCATTTACTATTCCAAACGCACTTTGATCAGTGGCTGTAGCAAATGGATTACCTAAAATATTGTAGGCATCATCAGGTTCTACTATTCTTAATCCTATTTCTTTTATTCTTTTTACGGACACATTCTTTAATACTCCATCAAAATCTTGACTAGGAGTAAAAGTTATTGCCGCTTGATCACTTAACGCCTGTAACTCTATTTGCTTTTCAATAGTATTGTTACCAGAACTATCCAAAGATGTACTTTGATATATAGTTGCTGATCCCGCAGATACTGCAGAGGCATCATAGTCAAATGTAAGTGATGTATTTAACCCTCCTGTAATAGGAGATCCAAGAGAAACTGTAAAACTACCATTATAACCAGGCGAAATGCTTGGTCTTTGTAAAATAAAAGTTATAAGATAGGTTTCACCTGTTCTTACTTCTTCTAATACTTGGCTAGCTGCTTCTTGGTAGCTACTACCTGATCCTGCTGTATGTCTTAATTGTGAATTACTTATTGCCCATCTATCATCTGTTCCATCTCCTAGTGTCCAATCTGACGCAGTTGAAAATGTACCGTTAGATACAAGTTCAGGATCTATTTTACAGTCATCATAAAGTATGTTTACTCTACTATTAATTAGAAACATATAATCAGTAGGTAGGTCAAAGTCTTCATAGTTTCTAGCGGGATTTGGAGTAACAACAGTGTCTAGATAGTCTAAAACTGTAAGAACTCTTAAATCATCCACTCTTTTTTGAGAACCATGAAGACCCTGTCTTTTAGGATCTGAGGCAAAAAAGAATCTTTGTTTTACAAATCTTTCTTGCATTTTGTTCAAAGCAAAGTCTATCTCTTCCGGCAAAAATGTGTCGAATGAGTTAGACGCTACTTTTTGCAGCCCCTGTTCTACCGCATGATGCATTTCTAATACTGTCATTCACTGAATGTTTTTAGACGAGCTTTCAAAGTAGCATAGACTTCAGAGTTCTTTTTATCTTTTAGATATAGAACTGCTTCTTCTAAACTATTTCCAATAGTCTCATCACCATTTAAATAACTTTGTCCTACCCTGCGTAATACATCGTTAGATAAACAATCTTCAATAAACGCTTGGTATTCAATGTTCTTATCGGTTGCATACATTAGAAATTCAGATGGATTTGAATCTAGTTCTCCTTCTAAAGTAATCTCCTTTTGTGTTTCATCCATAGTTTTAGGATTATATCCATAAACTAATAAAAGTTGATTTACTTTAGCTTCATCTGCACTTAACTTAATAAACTCCTTGTAAGCTTCTTTTCTACTTTTGACTCCTTGAGCTTGTTTTTCTTTCTCAATTGCAGTGTCATAAATAAAATATCTAAACTTTTTATTAGCATATAAAGTCTCTTCATCTTTAGCAACATATGGATGAGCTAAAGCAAACTTATATCTAATAAAGTCCATTAAATTAATTGGATCACCATTTTCATCTACACCTACTTCTAATTTAGTACCCGTATTCTCAATAGTTAATGACATATCTTGAAAATACTTTTTAACTTCTTTTTGAAAGTTAACATCAGAGGAATCTATTCCTATGATACCTGGTAGGTATTTTTTTTGTTCACCAAATGTTAGTCCGGTGTTTGTATCACCACTAACAGAAAACGTAGACCCTATCTTTCTTTTTGCCTCAGCATATACTTCGTCAGGCAAGTTAGTAGCGTTTGGTCTTCGCTTTATTATTACTTGTTTCATATTTATAAAAATTAAAGGTTAATAATCAGAAAGAAAAGGGGACGTTTGTCCCCTCTCTTCTGAAAAGAAATTTATGATTTCACACACTCTAAGTGTAAACAATTTGTAGCTCTTCTGATTGCAATACCAGTTTCTTTCATAAAGTGAACTGATGCACCGTCTACATCGTTTGCTCTTAGTGAGTTACCACCCGCAAATCCTGGAGGAACAGAAGCACCAGCTACTGCCCATCTTACTAGCTCTCTACCTTTTCTAGAAATCATTTGAACGTTAGTTTCTCCATCATATGTTGACATATCAAGGAATAACATTCTATATGATTCTAGTGGTAAACCAGAAACAGGATGTTTTGGACTGTTAAGTGCTCTCGCACCGTGATCGAATAAAGGTAAGTATCTTACTGAGATCACATGTCCATCAATATGCTGGTAAGAAGTGAAGTAACCTCCTAATTGTAGGTTAGATCCACTACCAGAAATAAAGTTAGATGGGTCTGTGTTCTTAATGTAAGTTCCAGAACTGATCTCGCTCTTCATAGCGTTATCAAATTCTTCCATACCACCGATTCCTGTAAACAACACAATGTTCATTTGCTGTGCATCAGAAGCACCATATAGTGCATCTCTTACTACAGATTTGATCTTGTTAGTTGTTAGTGAAGAATACGTATCAACGTTAGGAATTTGCTCAATAACTCCTGCTCCGATTGGAATAGGTTTGTTATTGTCATCCTTCAAATTAATAGTACCATCTGAAGATCTGTTGTACTTAGAATACCACAGAGCATACTCTGTTTCTTCTTTCCATCTCAGCATGTGCTGATACTCTTCAAAGTCATACCATAGATTTGTTTTTCTACCATCTACATTAAACTCGAAGTTAACCACTTTGTCAGGCATGTTACCTTCATATCGGTAAGATTTTCTGATTAAAGAGATTTGGTTTCTCATTTTAGATGGAGCAACCCAATTACTTTCGTTACCAACTGATCCGGAGATAGCAGTAGGTGCAAATAGTTGTACCCATTTTTTACCTGCTACATTACCACTGGATACTGAATCAGATCCATCAGCTGTAACTAATTGTAGAGTATACACCCAACCTCCGCTTGATTCAACGGGATCAGTCATTACTCTTGCTTGGATTCCTTCTTCACTTTCAATAATGTATTGCTTAATGAACCATTTTTCATTGAACTTTACTTTAAATCTTGTGAAGTTAAGACCTGAACCGCTCACTAATGAACTTGATTCTACAGTCTTGTTAATTCTACCCATTACTGGATAGTCATACTCAATGTCGTTGATGTACTTGATAGCTCCCTGTCCTTCAGTTAGGAAAGATAGAGGAAACCTCTTGTCTTCTCTTCCTGCTAGATGAGTTATTACCGGTGACAGTACATCAGGCTGAGTTAAAAGGGCGTTCGCTAATGAGTTCTCATCAGTCATACCCTCAGCGTTGAAAATGTCTTCGTATAAACGAAGCTTTTTTAAATTATCTGCTGCCATGATAAAAAAATTAAATTAAAAATTAAAAATTAAACTTATCCTAATAACTTATCTAAAGAAGGAATTGTCGGTCTCTTGCTAGTTTTATTAAACCCTCCTTTGTTACCCTTCATTCTTCTGGTTGCAGTTTGCGTATTTGATTTTAATTTAGCTTTCAAATTCACAGCTTGCCTTGTGGTTGCTTTGGTATTTATTAACTTCGACAAATCAAGTCCCTTATACATAAGGTATTCCATAGCAAGTATGGATTCTTGATCTAGCTTTTCTCTGTCTATAATTCGTTGGCTTCTGCCTTGTTGATCAACTGGGACCGACATCCAATTATAGAATTTCTTTTTGTCTGCTTCTGGAATAGTAAATTCTTTTAATCTACCTTTATTGATAATAGTACCAATATTATTCCAAGTCTCTTTGGTTTGCTGTGCTACAATTTTAGCATCTTCTTCCTGCTGTTTCAGTAAAGCTTCTTTTGCATTTGCTTGTGCAACTGCTAGTTTTTTTACTGCTCTTCCAGCATTTTTATACAGTATTTTAGCATCTTCATAGTCTTGAATAGTATCTGTTACCTCTTCTGGTTCATAACCTTGAGATACTAGAAATGTTTCTAAGACTTTTCTTTGCATTCCCAAATCTTTTTCATTCAATTCTAGCTTAGAGAAATCAATCTCTTTTGCTGCTACCTCAAAATATTTATCTGGATCTCCTCCTGATACTCTATAATTAAGGTATTCTTGAATGTCTGGGAAAGCTGAAAATACTTGTTGAAACTGTTCTTCTGCCATCTTTGTAGCTGCTTCCTTAGTAACTCCGACAATACCATCGTAATCATCACTAAATTCTCCCTGAATATCATATCCTAGTCTTTCTACTAGTGTTGATATTATTGAGGGCTCTGAATCTGTCTCATTAGACTCAGTGTTCTCAGCTGCTTCTTCTTTTGCTACTGGTTCTTCTAATTCTTCTACAGGCTCTTCTGCAGATTCTTCAGGTTTAGACTCTTCTTGAGTCTCCGGTGTTTCTGTTGTTTCTTTTACCTCTTCAACAGTGTCTTCTACAGGTTTTTCTTCTTCTTTTGGATCTGTAGAATCCGGTATTTGTTGATCATCTAATAACTGACTTACAGTAACTTTAGATAGATCTAGGTTCTCATCTTTACTCATTGTTACAAAATTAATTAAATTATACTAGTTTTTCATGTTTATCTACACAAGGGTTAACACCTTTATATAGGTTACTTTTGCCCTTTTTGGGCTGCTAACTGTTTATTAGCAATTTCTTTTTTATCGTTAAGCTCTTTTCTTTTTAAATCAAGCTTTTCTCGTTCTAATCGAACACGTTCTAAATCAACTGCATCATTAATTCCGTTGTCGTTCATATCTTGATCTACAACTTTAGCTGCAATTTTCATCTCTTCGATGTCCATTTTAGCGTCTCTGTCTAGTTGATTTTGCTGAGCTTCAAACTCTCTATCTGCTTGTTTATCAGCCATTTGTGCTTGTTGTGCCATTTGTGCCATCTCTTGCTGTTGTTTAGCTTGAGCTGCTTGTAGTTCTTTTTCTTTTGCATCTACCTCTGCTAACTTTTCTTTTATCTTACTAAAGTTAGTTCCTTCTAAGATTTCTGCAATTGTTACAGGACTACTACCGTTTTGTGCAAATGATAAAGTAAGTTGCTTTAATGCTCTTAATTTATCTGCTTCTATAGAATTATTCTTAACAAATACACCAAACTCAGCTTCTTGATATAATCCAGGATCTATATCTAACATTGCTTCTCTAAAATCACTTGTTACATATTGTGTTTTTAATCCTTCTTGCCATGCTACTTTAGAAGTATCTAGTAAACCACTAAACTCTCGTTCTACTAGTTTATCAAATCTTCTAAACATTTCTTCAGTTACAACAGAA